GAACAAGTTGAAGAGGCTGGTTTAAAGTTTCCAATTATTTTGAAAACACTTAGAGGGTCAAAAGGTGTTGGTGTATTGTTTGTTGAAAGTGCAAAGGCATTAGATAGTATTGTACAATTAATTCACAAACAAGACGAAGATACTGATTTATTAGCACAACAATATATTAAAACAGACTATGATGTAAGAGCTCATGTTTTAGGCGGTAAATTAATTGCGGCTATGAAACGACCAGTTATCGAAGGAGATTTCAGGTCAAATGTATCACAAGGTTCAGAACCAGAAAACATCAAGTTAACAGAATTAGAAATTGAGGAAAGTCTAAGAGCTGCCAAAGCAGTTAACGGACTATGGTCGGCGGTTGATTTTATTCCTAGTAAGAATAGGGAAAAAGAACCACCATTCTTCTTAGAGGTGAATTCATCACCGGGAACTGAGGGTATTGAGGATGCTACTAAACAGAATATATCTAACGAAGTTATCAGCTACTTTGCTGATAAGAATAATCGAATTAAAGTACCAACGGAATGTGGCTATAAAGAAGTGGTCACAATTAAACCTTTTGGAGAAATTGTTGCTAAGTTTGATACTGGTAATTCAGGCATGACGGTTATACATTCTGATAGCTACAAAGTGGTTGGTAAACAAATTAGATGGACTCTTTTAGGTAAAACCATTACAAGTGATATTATTCGTAAAGAAGAAATATCAGTAGGTGGTTTAAGAGATTATGATGAGACCAGATATGTAATCAAACTTGATGTAGAGTTTGCAGGTGGTCTTTATAAAGATGTAGAATTTACTTTGGATGATAGAGATGAAAGAAGTTTAATCCTATTTGACCGTGAATTTATGAATAGATTAAATGTAATGGTCAATCCCCAAAGAAAATATGTAATAACAACCAAATACAGCATTGACTAATTGAATTAGTTGTGTTATATTATGAATAAGGAGTGAATATGAAAAACATTAAAATTATTCGTTTGTCAACCGGCGAAGATGTAATCGGTGACATTGATGAAAGAGATGACCACATTAAGGTCAAAAAATCATTTGTTTTAATTCCAAGACAAATGGGTCCAGGTCAACCTGTACAATTGATGTTGTCACCATGGCAACCATATACAGATGACGAAGAAGTCGTTGTGGAAAAAAGTAAAGTTATCACAATGATTAATCCAAAAGCAGACATTAAAAAGAATTACGAAGAAAACACTTCAGGCATTTTGCAGGCAACAGCTAGAGATACACAGCTGATAACAGAAACAAAATTGCCTAAAGTATGATAACTGTATTCTTTCATAAGAATGATGGTGGTCTAACGCATGTACAAAAAGTCAAAGTACCAGAAGGAACGACAATCATGGAAGCGGCCAAGTTTTTTGCTGAACCTTCCATTGAGCAAATCCCAGCAACTTGTGGTGGTACTTGCTCGTGTGGTACTTGTCATGTTCATATTGGAAATGGTTGGCTTGACAAACTTCCTAAAATAGATTATAATACACCTGAAATTGATTTACTAGAATACCAGAAGAACTACAAATCTGGTGTCAGCAGACTTGGTTGTCAAGTGAAACTGACAAATGAACATAATGGAATAGTGATAGAATTATTAGATGATGAACTTTTATAAAAGCGTAATTGAACACAAAGGTAAACTACTTGTACGAGGTATCTTAGGCGACAAAGAGTTTAAAGAAAAACTTGATTTTGGTCCTACATTGTTTACTCTTACAAACGAAGACACAGGTTGGAAGACTTTAGATAATCGTAATCTAAAACCAACTGAGTTTACCAATATCTTTGCAGCTCGTAAGTTTCGTAAAGAGATGCCAGAAAACAATCCTGTTTATGGTTTAGAACGATACCATTATCAGTATATTGGTCAAAATTATCCTGGTCAAATTGAATGGGATAAAAACTTAATCAAAATCTTTACACTTGATATTGAAACCACTTGTGAAAATGGTTTTCCAGATGTGAACAATCCTATTGAAGAAATCATTTGTCTTACTGTAAAGAACCAATCTAACAAACAGATATTGACTTGGGGTATTGGCGAGTTTCATACAGATAGAACAGATGTAACTTATGTACAATGTGAAAGTGAAAAACAATTACTATTTGAATTTCTAAAGTTTTGGATTAAAAATCATCCAGATGTTATCACAGGCTGGAATACTAAATTCTTTGACTTACCATATCTAATGAACAGAATTAAAATGGTTGCAGATGAAGAAACTGCCAACCGTATGTCGCCTTGGAAGATTGCAAACGAAAGAGAAATCTTTGTACAAGGTAGACGACAGATTTATTATGAACTATATGGTACAGTGATGTTAGATTACCTTGACTTGTACAAGTGGTTTATTCCTACAAGACAAGAAAGTTATAAACTTGACCATATTGGTGAAGTCGAACTTGGTCAAAACAAGAATGACAACCCATATGATACATTTAAAGAGTTTTATGAAAAAGATTTTCAAAAGTTTATTGACTATAACATACAAGATGTGGAACTTGTTGATGCGTTAGAAGATAAACTTGGTTTGATTGAACTTGCATTAACTGTTGCCTATGAATCCAAGGTAAACTATGATGATATATTCTCACAAGTCCGTGTGTGGGATACTTTGATTGCAAATCATTTAGCAGAAAAGAAGATTGCAATACCACCAAGATTAGAACATTCTAAAGATACAAAATATGAAGGCGCTTATGTAAAAGAACCATTACTAGGTGGCCACGATTGGATTGTTTCGTTTGATATTAACTCTCTATATCCACACATTATTATTCAATACAATGTTTCGCCTGAAAAACTAATTGGCAATTCGCCAGTTAAAGTAAGTGTCAATGATATGATTGACCAGAATGTTGACCTTGGTTTTCTGAAAGACAAAGGTGCCTGTATCACTCCTAATGGTGCAATGTTTAAAGCAGACAACCAAGGTTTTCTACCTGAAATGATGGAATCAATGTACAATGAACGAGTGATTTACAAGAAAAGAATGTTGAAGGCGAAAGAACAATATCAACGAACTAAAAATCCTGAATTGAAAAAAGAAATTGCAAGATGCCACAATATTCAATGGGCAAGAAAGATTGCATTGAACTCAGCTTATGGTGCAGTTGGTAACCAATACTTCAGATATTATGATGTAAGACAGGCCGCTGGTATTACAACTGCTGGTCAGTTTATTATTCGTTTTGTTGAAAAGAATATGAACGCATATCTTAACAAGATTTTACAAACAGAAAACCAAGATTATATTGTTGCATCTGATACAGATAGTATCTATGTTAATCTAGGTCCACTTGTAAAACAAACTTGTGAGGGTAAAACAAATGAAGAGATTGCAGACTTCTTAGGTAAAGTTTGTGATAAAAAATTAGAACCATACTTAGAAAAAGTTTTTGATAATCTATCTACCTATTCAAATGCTTTTAGAAATGCAATGGTGATGAAACGAGAAGTAATCGCCAACAAAGGTATTTGGATTGCAAAGAAAAGATATATGCTTAATGTACTAGACGAAGAAGGCATAAGACTTGCGAAACCAAAGTTAAAACTTATGGGAATAGAAGCAGTCAAGTCTAGTACACCCCAAGTTTGTAGAGGTCGAATTAAAGAGGCCATTACTCTTATCATGTCTGAACCTGAAAGTGTGTTGCATAAGTTTATTGCAGACTTTAGAAAGGAGTTTTTTGAACTCCCACCTGAAGCGATTGCGTTTCCTAGGTCTTGTAATAATCTAAAGAAATACCGAAGTGCGAGTGATATATTCATCAAAGGTACACCAATCCATGTGAAAGGTGCATTGATTTATAATCATAAGATTGAAGATATGAAATTACATAACAAGTATCCTTTGATACAAGAAGGCGACAAGATTAAATTTATTAAACTGAAACCTGCTAATCCATTTAAGTTTGATGTGATTAGTTATATCAGTACATTACCAAAAGAGTTTAAACTACAAAAGTATGTTGACTATGAAGTACAGTTTGATAAAACATTCTTAGACCCTATGCGATTTATTTTAGATGCCATTGGTTGGAAGTCAGAACCACAGGCCAGTTTAGAAGCATTTTTTGGATGAGAACTTACAAACAAAGATTAGTTGCAAGACTAAGAAAGTACAAAGAAAGAAAAGGTTGTGAAGTGTGTGGTTTTAATAAGGCCGGTGTTGCATTAGATTTTGCACATATTGACCAGAATGAAAAGTCAATACACATTTGGAAAACCAAAAGTAGAGGTAGTGGTCCTAGTAATCTGTACAGTAGAATTACAAAGTATGGTACAGAATTACACAGACAAAGATGGAAAGAATTAAAAGATGAAATCCGTAAGTGTAGAGTTTTATGTAAAAATTGTCATGTAGTAGAAACTTATGAGAACAATGAGGTTGCAAACAGTAGTTTAATGAGTAAAAAGCGAAAGGAAATAAGAGAAAAATATGAGCTTGACATTGTCGATACTTTATAGTATAATACCCTTATTGATAATGGTAATTTTATTATGGATTTGGAATGGCGAAGACCCTAAGTAAAGAACAAGCACAACATGTCGCAGCTATCTTCAACGACTATTTTGGTCAGTTTGAAAGAATAGACCAATACATGCGTGACCAAAAGATGGCACAGATTGAGAGTTTACCTCAGACTTTGCCTGGTATGGGTTTTGATTCCGATATGTTTGATGACTTCACTATATCTCCTGAAGATATGGATTTAGAAGTTGTTGAGTTAGATAATCACACATGGGACACCTGTATTAATATGATTTCAAGTCATAGTAATATGGTCAGTATTCCAGGAAAGGCATTGAAACTTGCAATCAAAGAAAAGAATACGAATAAGTTTGTTGGCTTTATGCGTTTTGGTTCTCCAGTTATTAACTGTAAACCACGAAATGATTTATTGGGAAATGTACCAAATCTCACAACCTTCAATAAGACAGCAATTATGGGGTTTGTTATCGTACCTTGCCAGCCTTTCGGGTATAATTACCTTGGTGGTAAGTTACTTGCTGGCGTATGTTGTTCACACGAAGTTAGAGAGCAACTAAATAAAAAGTACGATATGAACTTAGTGATGTTTGAAACTACAAGTTTATATGGTAACACAAAAGGTGCCTCAATGTATGATGGTATGAAACCATTTTTAAGATACAAAGGCAATACAATGTCAGATTTTATTCCAATGATGCATGGTAAACCTTACTTAGATATGGTAGATTATGTTGAGAACATTATTGGTAAAGGTGCATTAGTAAAAGAAGGTGCATCAAGTAGAAAACTTAAAATGACCACAGGTATTATTGGT